TCACCCCTTGCGGGCGAAGACGCGACCCAGCGTTTCGCCCAGAACCTGGCCCGCCTGCACGGACGCGGCCCCGGCCGCCACCTCCTTCTCGCGCGAGCGCTTGTAGACATAGATGCCCAGCACCGACAGGCCGACCGTCCAGATCGTCCCCAGCGATGCCATGGCCGCCAACACATTGGCCGCCTGCGCCGGTTCCACCGCGATGACCCAGGCGATGGCGCCCATCTGGGCCGCCCAGCTCAGCGCCATGATATAGCCGAAGGTCGGGCGCATGCGCCGGACATAGGGGTCGGAGGAGGCGATCTCCATCCGCAGCGATCGGTTGACCTCCGTCAGCACGCGCTGATCATGGGCCAGCTCGGCTTCCAGCCGCAGACGCGCCGTTTCTTCGGCCGCGGCAAGCTTCTCCGGATCGATGCTGCTGGTCGCCAGCGCGCCTTCCACCTCGCCCAGGGCCTTGGACGCGGCTTCGGCCACGGGATTGTCCAGCCGCGACAGGCCGGCCCCGACTGCTTTCATCAGCAGGGGCAGGCCTATCTGGGCAATCAGGGCGGGGATCATGCTGTCACCCCCTGCCTGCCGGTCAGGCGATAGAAGATGTGCCCGCCGATGGCCGCGCTGCGCTCACGCCCCCGCGCCCAGTCGGGCAGGATGGCGCGGGCATGGTAATGTTCCGCCCCGCCGGTGGGATCGCCCAGCGCGCCGCGCACCGCGCGCGTGGCGATGCGCAGCGCGATGGCAAAATGCCGGTCATCGGCACCGACCGACAGAAGCTTGTTCCGATTGGGGTCGTTCGGGTTCCAGCAGGAGAACTGGAAGGGCTTCTGGCAGATTTCGGCGATGCCATGGCCCCACCAAAAGCCGCCTTTTGCTCGGGAAATGCGGGCGCGGTTCAGGATCACGGCGGCCACCGCCTCCATGGCGCGCACGCTTTCGCCGCGGGCCTCGCCCCAGATCGTGCGGGCCAGAATGTCGATATCACGGGCCTCCCGGGCCGTCGCCTCCGCGGCGGGTATACCGGGATCGCCCGGCGTCACTACGCTCGGCTTCATTCCTCGTCTCCTTGGGGTTTGCGACGCGCATCCAGCTTCACTTCGATGCGCAGCAGGTGATGGGTGAGCCTGCGCTCCACATCCTTGAGATAGGGGATGGAGACGTAGCTCTTGGCGACTTCCAGCTTGAAAGCCGCCAGATTGGCCTCCGCCTCGGCCATGGTGCGGTCGAGGGAAAGGCGGGTATCGGTATCCAGCCGGTCCTGGCTCTGGCGCAGGCGCCAGATCAGCCAGAACACGGCGCTGATCACGGGAATCTCTATGGCGGTGATCCACCAGACGAGATCGATCCCGGCCGCTGGGGGCATGGCGGGCATCCTCCCTTGTCTGAGAATTACGGGTCAGGGCGTCGCCGGGTCAGAGCGTGAAATCGGTATCGGCCTTCAGGGCCATGCCGGCGCCGCGCCAGCGCGGGCGGATGCCCCCCTGTGGGCGACGGGGCAGGCGGACCGGTTCCGACGCCAGGCAGCCGGCCACCGCATCCAGCCCGTCATCCGCGCCACCGGATACCCCCGGCCGCCATTCGCGGAATTCGATCAGGAAGGGGCTGGCCGCCACCCGGGCATGGATGTGCAGGCTGCGGGCGGCCAGTACACCATCGAAGGCCTCCAGAATGCGCAGATCCTTGGACCGGCTGCTGACCGCTTCGATCACGGCGGCGGCCACCTGCTCCTCCGCCAGCACGGTGCGCAGCAGCGCGGGCAGGAACCGCCCGATGCCGTTGATTTCCACCGTCACGGCAGGCAGCATATGGCGCTTCAGAAAGGAAGCGACCTGGCGGCATTGCTGGCGCGCCGGGTCTTCCGCCGCCCTGGCATCAGCCGTCAGATAGGCGATGTCATGCAGCAGATAGCGCCCGTCCTCGTCCACGAAGACACAGGCCAGGACCGAGCGATCCCCGCCCTGGCCCACACCGAAGGCCGGGTCCCACCAGGCGGTGGCGGAAACCAGCCTTCGGTCCCGGCAGGACAGGATCGCCTCGCCCTGGGCCTCGCGATAGTCGAATTCCGCCTCATAGTGGCAGAGCAGATCCGGATCCAGCCGGCCGCCCTGATAGTTCACCGGCTTCAGCATCATCTGGCTGGAAAACTTGCTCGGGCCATGGCGGATGCGCAGCGCCCTGATTGTTTCCTGGTCGAAACGATCAACCCAGCGCGACTTTCCCCGGCTGTCCAGCAAGGGCAGTTCCAGCCGCAGGAAGCCGTCCAGGAAGGGGCGTTCCTCCCCCGTCTCCCGGCGGGGCGCATCGGCATAGATGGTATAGAAACTATGCGGCGTGCCGACGAAAAGCTGGGTGCCGCCCGGGGTCAGCACATAATCCAGCTCCGACAGCCGGTCGCGCAGCTCCGCCCGTTTCGCGGGCGTGTCACAGGTATTCGGCACCTCCACATCGTCGCAGATCACCATATCGGCGCGGCTGCCGGTGATGTTCGACCCGATGCCGCGCGCCAGCATGGAGGGGTCGCGCAGCTCGGTCGGGCGGGTGACCGTGAACCGGTCGGAGGCCCATTGGTCCTTTTCCTGGGGTTTCAGCGCAGCCGTCAGCGGGTGGCGTTCCAGGATGCGCTTGACATTGCGCACCATCTTGACCGCCAGCGCCTGTTCCGCCGCCAGAACCAGAATGCGCAGATCGGGATTCTGCATCAGCGTCCAGGCGCAGAACAGCCCGACCAGGGTTGACTTGCCCGACGACCGGAAAGCCATCAGCAGCAGCCTGCGGTCGCCGCGATGCCAGCGATGGTTCAGCCAGCGGGCCATGCGCCGGTGCAGGGTGGGGGTCTGCATTCCCTGGCACTGGTTCCACATCCAGAGGAATTCCGCGAAACCGGTCCGGGCCATCTCAGCCTCGCTCCGGATCGTCGGGATCATCCGACCCGTCATCATCGAAATCGCTGGCGCGCAGAGCCAGGCGTGCAGCAGCGATCAGCCGGTCGCGGCCAAAGCCGGAATCCTCTGCGGTCCTGGCCGAGGGGCGGCCCTCGCCCCCCGTCTCGGCGGGGGTGATCAGCTCCGCCAGTTTCAGCAGTAATTCCAGATGGACCAGCGCCGCCTTGGCCGCGCCATGGGCCGCCGCGCTGGATTTCAGATCGGTTTCATGGTCGGTTTCCGCCAGCCGGCGATAGGCTTCCAGCGCGGCATCGAACAGGCCGGGCAGGGCTTCCGCCAGCCTGGCCTTCAGGGTTTCAGGCAAAGGACCCGCCTTCGCCGCGCCGGACCGGCGGCGGCGTGCGGGCTTGGGAACGGACATGGGGCTACTCCCAGTTCAGGAAGGAACGGAAAAAGTCAGGCCCAGAGCAGGGCCCAGCCGTGAATTCGGCGCCTGGCCACTGCATCGGACAGGATGCGCCAGACCAGCGCATTGCCATCCGGCTGATCGGCGAGGGAGACCGGTCCGCAGGCGAGAAGGCGGATGTCTTCCGCGAAGGGGAGGCTTTCCGGCATGGGCAGCGCGGTCCAATCCAGCCCGCCGGTGCGACTTGCCTTCAGCACCAGCCCATCGGGCTCCGGCGCGGGATCGACTGCCTGCATCAGCACTAGCAGACGAACAGTCTCCGGCGTTTCTTCCAGCTCCACCGGCAAGGCGCGCAGCAGGAATGGCTGGCCGGAACCTCCCTCGGTTTCATTGCCGAGAAAGCGACCGGTCGGGTTATGGGCGAGCCCGCTGGACGCGGCCAGATCGACCCCATCGGTATCAACCAGCAGGTCCAGCACCCCGTCGACCAGCGCCAGCCGGGCCATGTCCCGGCGCGCGGCATCCCGGAAGGCGTTGGAGACCAGGTTCAGGGCCAGCCGATCCAAGCTGTCCCGCCGCTCTTCCAGTTCGGCCAGAAGTTGCGTCCGGGACGGCAGGTGCAGCGCGGTCCTTGCCGAGGCGGGGTTCGTCAGCTCCGCCAGATTGTTCGCGCCGCGCATGGAACCGGACGAGCCTGAGGGACCCGTCTTGCCGGTCAGGCCCTGCTGGTCCGCCCGGGACCGCAGCGCCAGCCGGCCATCCGGGTCGAAGCCGATCACCCGCCCGGCGCGTGAGCCGGGGTCGGGCAGCAATCCGTCCATGGCGGGACCTGCCGTTATGGTCGACCCCAGCCTTTGCCGGGTGCGATCCGCCAGCCCGGCCAGATGGCGCAGGGCCAGGTCCAGCTCCGCATTGACCTGACCGGCGGAAACACCGGCGGATGCGGACAGATCCTGCAGCCTTGCGATGGGCTGATCGCGTTCCAACACCAGGACCGTACCCTGGGCCAGGGGATCGTCAAAAGTGACCGTTCCGCCGGCCGCGTTGGGCCAGGGCATGATCACGGGCCTGGGATCGGCCGGCATGCCATCCACCAGCACGACCAGATGGTCCGGTGCGTCGATCGCAAAGCCGAAGAAGAATTCGCGCCGGTCCTGCGCCGATCCGTTCGCCACCAGGATAACCCGGTTGGCAGGGGCATCCGCTATCGTTTCAGTCATGGAATGATCCTTTCGGTCCGAGCCGGATAGCGGGGGTCAACGCCATTGCAACGCCCAGCCTTTCACCCGAATCCGTCGTGATGTCGGCGCCAGTAGCCGAATGCGCATGGCCGTGCCGGATGGCTGCAACTCCAACGACGCTTCCGCGCCCGCCAGCAGTTCCAGGCCGCTCTCGAATGCGACCTCGCGCGACAGGGCTAGGGCAGTCCAGCTTTCCCCATCATCCCGGCTGACTCCACAGATCAGGTCGGTGCCAAGCGTGATCGCTTCCAGTGGCTCGACCAGCAGCACGGCGCGGGCGGCAACGGGTTCTTCATCGGCTGCAGCAGCGGCGGATGCCAGCGTCATGGCGTGGGTCACGAAATCGTATTCCAGGAACTCCACCTCGCGGGTTCCGAAGACCATCACGTTCGACGCATTTTGAGTGCACAGGATGCGCCAGTAGCGATGCGCGGATACCGCAACGACCGGCGAGCCATACGTCACGTTGTTGCCATTGGCGCCGGATACCGAGGCGCCGCTATCGGTCCATGCGCTGCCATCATCCGACCATTGCAGCTTCCAGCCGGGTGGAATGGAGTTGCCGCCATCGGAAGAATAAAGCTTTGGCGTGATGGAGAAAGCGCCAATGGACTTGGCGTTGCCCTCTCCCAAATCCACGCGGAAATTCAGCCCGTTGCTTGCTGCGCCATGCCCGCCATAGGCCCACATGCAAAAGGTTGAGGCGGAATTGTCAACCAGCGCCGACAGGCTTGCAGACCCTCCGTCATAGCTCCCGGTCGGAACAGCGGCCCCCGCCGCGTCCACAAAGCTGAGATTGGCCGAGGTGGTACAATCACCGATCAGGGCCTGTGTCTTGAGCGGAGCGTAGTAATTCCCCGCCGCGTCATAGGCCTGACCGGTGGACAGTCCTGCCGTGGTGTTGACGACGGGCACCGCCTCATACAGCTGGAACTCAGCCACCGCCATCCCATTGGCGGACGAATAGATGGCCCGAAGCTGGTAGTGGGTGAAGGGCTGTGGCGCGGCCACATCGAAGATGTAGTCACCCTCGGCCCTCGGCCCGCCGACATACTGCGCCAGTACCGTCCAGCTGGTTCCGTCATTGGAACCTTCCAGATTGATGCCGGTCAGGTAGGTCGTGCCGCCGGCGTGGCGACGCAGGATGGCCCGCTTCACCGTCCTGGATTCCGGGAACTGGATGTAGATCGTGGAGTTGGTTCCCAGGGAAGCCGCCTGCCAGAACGAATTCAAATCCTGGTCGTTGACGCTTGCACAGGTGCGGATGCCGCTCTGCCCATAGAGCGAGTTCGCCGTTCCGGTCGGGGCGATGTTCGGGCCGAAGGGGCCATCTACTACACCGTCCGTCTCGAACCAGCCGGGGATGAAGCCGCGCGGGACCATCTGATTGGCAAATGCCGCGCGGCCGGTGTTGATCTTCATAACGTTCTGATAGTTATATGCCATCAGCCGCATCGGCGTGTTGGCGGGAAAGGTGAAGGACGGATTGACGCCATCCTCCGGCCTGCCATTATTCACCCACCAGGGCAGTCCCCAGGGGGTCACGAAGCCGAGCCAACCCCTGCCTGCGTCGAAGTCGATGGCGATACAGCCCTTGGTACCGGGCGGAACCCAGGACCCAAATTGGCTGGTCATGGCCGTATCCCGCTTGTCGCCCTGCGACACGCCATTATCCACCAACTCGCCATGGTGGAGGAGATGATAGGTGCCGGGGGTAAGGATTACGTTGTTCCCGGGGATGGTGACCGAGGTAACCCCATGCGACTGATAGCGGGCCGCGCCGGCGTAGACCGTGGAGTATTCCACCTCGGCATAGCGCTTGCCCGTGGACAGTGCCAGCTCACCAAGCGCCGCGCCCCAATAGCTGCCGGAGCCGGTGAAGGTGATCTTATCGCCGGAAAGCGTGCCATATCCGTTGGTCGCCCCCCAGAGCGGCGCGTTCTCCGCCGGGTTGATGTCCACCCCGGACTGATCGTTGAACTCATCGGCAAAACCATCGACCATCGCCAGCGTCGTCCAGCCCGCATCGATGGCGTCACGCAGGGTGTTCAGGGCGAGATTCAGATCGACCTGACGGATCGCGGCGTCCACCTCGGCAAGCCCGGCATTCAGCTCACCCCAGCCAGCCACATCCAGATTGGCCCGGGCCGCGGCGGGATCGGTCAGTTCCGCAAGGTTGTTCGTGCCGGACATATCCCCGGCGGGGCCCTGGGGGCCGGTCTCGCCTTTCTCCCCGCGCAGGGATTCAACCGGCAGAACGGCCAGCGCCTGGCCATCGGCGGAAAAACCCAGCAATCCGTTGGCCCGGGCGGGCGGTGCGGGCAGAACCAGATCCGGCCCGATCTCCGTCGGGTCGCGATGCAGCCCGGCCCGGCCGGCCAGATCCAGCTCCTGCGCGATCATGGTCAGCCGGTCGAGTTCCAGATTGAGGGCGGAGGCCCGAAATGCTCCGTTCTCGACGAAATCCGTGGCACGCTCGATCACGGTCGACCGCAGGATGACGATTTCCACCCCCGCCGGCACGGCGGTGTCGAAAGTGATCGTGCCGCCCTGGCGATCCTCGGCAAAGACAGTCGCATAGCCGCTTTCGAGCAGCGTGCCATCGCGATGCACGGCAATGTCGCCGGCATTGGCGGCAGGAAAGGGAAAGGAGAAGACGCGGCGCGCCTCCTCCGGTCCACTCGCCAGAAGGCGGATGCGCGGGGCGATGGCCGGAACGATGAATTCGCTCATGACTTCCCTCCTTGCGGATCGGTTTCGGCCGGTGGGGTTCGGGCGTCGCGGATGGCGCGGCGCAGGGCGGCCCGGCGGATTGCCAGGCCCTTGGGCAGAAGCCCGGCCTGTTCGGCCAGGGCTTCGGCGGCTTTCAGGATTTCATGATCCTCGACGGCCAGGCGGCGCTTGGCCACCTCCGCCGGGCTCGACAGGGCTCGGATCGTCATCGTTTGCGCTCCACCAGCTCAGTTGAACAGATCGTCCAGGGATTTCCCGAAGGAGGCGGCCGATTGGCCGAGGGCGAGCAGGTTATCGGCCTGGCTGCCGTCTGCGCGCTGCCGCGCCAGCCCCAGCGCCTCATCCTCCAGCCCGTAGCCACTCAGAAGTTGCAGGCGGTTTTCATCGGCCTTGCGGTTCAGCTGGCCGATCACGGCCGCGCCGGAACCCTGGCCGGACCCGACACCCGATGCGCCAAGCGCAGCCCGGGCGCGGGCGGTCTGGGCCTTGCGTTCCTCCTCCACGGCCTGCAGCTGGCGGCTGCGCTCGGCCTGTTGCGCCTTGAGCTGCAGCGCGTTCTGCTGCGCCTGATAGCTGGCCTGCGCCTTGCCCTGCTGGATACCCGATACGGTTCCGGCGACGCCCAGCCCGGCATTGATGGCGGCCAGGGCGGTTCCAATACCTCCCATGGGAGTACTCCTTTCGGTGTCGTAATGATGAAGGGGTAGGATCGGCGGCGTCAGCCGCCATTCACGGTGACTTCGGTCAGCACCGACAGGATGGTGCAGCGCGCGGGCAAATCCTGATCGATGCGCCAGAGCGGATCGACCGCATTGCGTCGCCAGCCCAGGGCCCGCACCGTCTTGTCGCCGGTGAAGGCGGCGGGCTTGCCCTCGCCGATCAGATCGCCGCCGAACCTGCGGAACGGGACGGAGGTCAGGCCGCGGCCGACATCGACCAGCATTGCCTCCGTCTCCAGCAGCCGGAAGCTGGCCCGCACCAGCCGCACGGCCATGTCCTGCGCGCCGCCTTCGACCTGGCCCTGATGCAGCGGCAGGGGTTCGATCACATGGGCGAAGGGCAGGCCGATCTCCACCCGGCTGGCGGGTTCATCCAGCTCCACCGCGCCATCGACCACGATCTTCGTGCCGCGATGGATGCCGTCGGACAGCACCTGCACCATGCGGCCTTCCAGATGGTCGAGCCCGGACCACAGCGTCCGTGGTTCCGCCTCCGGTTCCAGCTCTGCGGTCATCGCCGCATCGGTGAACAATCCGCTGTCGAAATATTCCAGGCGATGGCTGCCGTCGCGTTCGACCAGCAGCCAGGCGTCATCGCCCACCACCGCGACCGACAGCACCTGTCCATCGGTCACATGCTGCACCCAGGCGGTGACCTTTTCCGCGCGATAGACGGTGACGCAGGATAGTGCCCCGGTGCCCAGCACCAGATAGAGCAGGCGGTTCACCTGGTCGAAATCCTGGTCGAAAGGATCGACCACCATGCCTTCGGTCAGCACGGCCAGGTCGTTGGACTGGTAGGCCTGCTCCACATCGGTGAACAGATATTCGCGCAGCGACCGGCCATCGCGCGACACGAACAGGGTAGCCCCGTCCACATCGCGGGGCGGTACGCTGCGATCCGTGGGCGAGCCCACCCGTGTCTGCCGGTTGAGCTGAACATTGGCCGGGGTCAGCGGATCGCCGGTTACCATCCATTCCGCACCCGAGGTGAACACCTGAAGATGTCGACCGGAGAACACCGCCCGGATCGCGTTCACCTGATCGGACAGGATGGCGAATTCGATCGCCTCGTCATCCAGGCCTTCACCCAGGTCGAAATTGAACAGATCGGCCGATTTCGACATCCACAGCCGGTTGGGCAGGTCGCGCGACCCGCCGATCACCATCCGGTCCTGGTGGAAGCAGCAGGACACCGGCCAGCCCCGCACGGGGGAAAAGGCCTGCTCCTCCCAATCCTTGGTGGCCGCGGTGGAAGCCAGCGTCTGCTTCACCACCGCCGTGGCGTTGGTCGGGCCGGAAACCGCTGTGATTTCCACCTGTTTTTCGGCGATGCGCAGGCGGGTGCCGATATGGCCCGCCTGGAACACATCCGCCGAAGCGGTGAGCGTCACCGTGCCGGAACTGGCGCTGGCGGCCAGGGTCACCGCGTCATCAGCGAATTTGTGCCAGGGGCGGTAGACCACATCATCCTTGGTATGAAAGGCCCATTCCTGCAGCTCCCAGACCGTTGCGGATTTGCGCACCAGCTTGCGCGGCGATACCTCCGGATGGGTGAGCAGCAGGGTATCGGCGCTCTGCGTCCAGGACAGGCCGGGAATCTGGGCCACCGTCCAGGGGGCTTCCAGGGATGCGATCTCCGCCCCGCCGGAATGGATGGCGATGCGCTGCTGGGTGACCACGATCAGATAGATCTGCTCGGTATTGAATTCGAAGGCGATCAGCCGGCCGGGGCCGGGCAGGCTGGCCGCATGGCGCAGGCCCGCCCTGCGGCTGACCCCGCCGGTCGGGTGGATGGAGACATTGACCAGCTTGCGCGCGCCATTCTGGTAGGAGGCGAGATCGCCCCGCCCCAGCAGGCGCGGCGACAGCGCGCCGGCGGTGAAATTGGTCTTGAAGCTGCGCAGCCGGCTCATGACTGACGCGCCCCGATCAGCGAGAAATCCTCGAAGCGTTCCGGCACGTCCTGCTGGGAATCCACCAGCCGGGCGCGTCGGACCTCCTCCTCGGCCAGCTTGGTCAGGGCTTCCGCGCGGCTGGTCGATTCCGTGGTCGGCAGGCAGAATTCCGCCGCCAGCCTCAGGATCAGCGCCTGGGCGAAGAAGGGCGGAAACTCCGCCTCGCCCGGGCGGAAGATATAGGACAGCACCACTTCTTCGGCATCGGTATGCAGCCGCCCGCCCAGGATGCGATAGGGCAGGCCACGGCTGCGCGGGCCGGTTCCAGCCGACATGGCCCGCAGGAAGTCGGGCGGCAGCTGATAGGCATAGGCGTAATCGGCGATCGGCTGGGCCGCCAGGCGCTTCAGCACGCGCTGGGCCGTGGCGAAGCTCCACGGATAGGACGACAGCAGCCCATCGCGCACGATGGGATAGAGGGAGGTGGCGATCAGGCTTTCGGCCGTACCTTCCTCGAAGGAGGAGAGGGGTTCGGCCCCCAGCTTGATCAGCGCACGGCTGCACAAGGCGATGGCGGAGAGCGACATGGGGTCTGCCTTTCCGGGTCTGCGTGGCGGTTCCGGGGATCGGAAACGGAAAGGGCCCGCATGAGCGGGCCCTTTCCTGTCGATGCTGCGTGAAGCCGGGCCGGGGATTACTCCTCCGGCTCCGGGGTGATGGTTGTCGCCATTTCCACCGCGGTGACGGTGGAACCGGCATTGGCCGTCACGCCATAGATCCGGGTGCTCTTGGTGCCCTCCTCCGGCGTGACCGAGGTCAGGACGATGTCACCGACCCGCAGCAGGTCGGCGGCGCCGTTGAAGTCGGTGGCTGGATTGAAGCCGGAATCCTCGGTGCCGTAGTGCCAGAGCGTGAAGCCGTTGGCATAGGCGATCACGGACAGGTTGCGAGCGTCATAGGCCATGGATCACGCCTCCGCGCAGGGCAGGCGGATGATCCCGCTGGGATCGATCACGACGGCGCCCTGGCTCATCATGTTGTTGACGAAATGGGCCGCACGGTCGCCATGCCAGGTGATGTCGCTCTTGACGTCCTGGCCGATGGCATGGCCGATCGCGGTCTTGTGGTACCAGTAGCAGAGGCGCTTGCCATCCGCCTTGGTCAGGCCGCTATGGGGCATCCACAGCGTGCCCAGCCAATGCTTGGCCTGCGTGCCTTTCCAGGGCAGTTCGTCCGGGCCGACATAGTCGGCATTGGCGAACTCCTCGATCTCCAGCAGCTGGCCCCACTGGCGCCAGCCGATGATCGCGAAGCGGTCGCCGTCATCGGGCACATCAGCCTCGCCCAGGGTTTCGAAGGCGCGCAGGATGCGTTCCTTGGTCAACCCCTCGGCCGCGGTCAGGCCCGAGCCGGGGGAGGCATCAAGCGCCACCACCATCTCGGTATTGCCGTCCAGCGCGTCGATGATCAACTCGTCGGTCTTGCGGCCCAGCGCATAGGCACCGGAATTGGCGATCACAGAGCGTTCGTCATGGGCGATCTTCTGCTCGTCGAGCTGATCGACCCAGTCACCGGCATAATAGTCGTACAGCCGGCATTCCACGGCACGGTGGCTGGCATTCATCACCGGCACCTTGCCATGGCGCGATTTGGTCGAGGCAGCACCCCGGCCGACGGCCTGGAAGACGCAGATATCGCCCTCGACACCGTTTCGGGAGCGGACCGTGTTGCGCAGCTTCGAACCCATGCGCTGATAGGACAGATGCACATCGGATTCGAACTGTCGCCGGAAGGATTTGGAGAGGTCGGTTGCCATGGATCCTCCTTGGGATGTCTTGGCGTTTCGGATGCGCTCCCGGGAGGGGGAGCGCCGGATGAAGCGGTTGTCGCAGGGCCTGGCCGCGGGCGGTTGCCGCCGGCCTTGCCCTGAAGACGGAAGGGCAAGTGGCGACCGCCCGGGCCTGGCCTTGCGGCCGGGTCGGATCTTAGAAGGACTATGTCGTAACGGGGCCGGAACGGTTCTCCCGCCGCGATTAAGGCTGGAAGGAAAAAGCCCCGGAGAGGGGGGAGAGGGGACAAGCCCCCTCCCCGGGGCAGTGCCGAAGACCGCCCAGCCAGCGGATCGGGGCCAGGGGATGGCGGGAAGGGAAACCGCCATCCGAAAGAGCCCCGCGCGGCGCGGCACGCCATCAAACCCCCAGGACTTTAGAGGGGGGGAGGCGCGCCGGAAGGCCGGCCTTCGGTGAAAACTCAGCTTTCGCCCTGGCCCTGGGGATAGAGCTTGCGGAAGCCCTGGGTCACGGTGGCCATGATTTCCGGGTCATGGTCGCGCCAGTATTTCGGATCGGCCATCAGGCGGCGCAGCTCGGCCTCCGTCCGGGCCACTCCGGCCGCGTCATCCTTGGCGATCAGCGGCTTCAGCAGGGGGTACAGCCCCGGCCCGAAGGCCTTCAGCAGCAGTTCCGCCGCGCGCGGGGTGATCAGGCTGTCCAGCTCGATCAGCTCCTGCGGCGGCAGGGAAAGCAGGGCCTGTTCCACGGCGGTGGCCAAAGCAGGATCGGTATTGCCATACATCGGTCTTGGGTCCTTTCAGGAGAGGGAAACCCGCAAGCGGCGGCGTCAGCCGCCCGGATTTGCGGGTTAGGGGAAACACCCGCAAGCGGCGGCGTCAGCCGCCCGGATTTGCGGGTTAGGGGAAACACCCGCAAGCGGCGGCGTCAGCCGCCCGGATTTGCGGGTTAGGGGAAACACCCGCAAGCGGCGGCGTTAGCCGCCCGGATTTGCGGGTTAGGGGGAACACCCGCAAGCGCGAGCGCGAGCGAGCCGGATTTGCGGGTTAGGGAAAACAACACCCGCAAGCGCAAGCGCGAGCGAGCCGGATTTGCGGGTAATGGGAAGAAACACTGTCACCCCGGCCACAGCGAAGCGCAGAGCCGGGGTCTGTGTGCCGCCGGACAGACGATCCCGGGTCTTCGCCGGCGCGGCTCAGCCCGGGATGACATCGAAATCCGTCCTCGGGACAAGCCCGAAGGCGACGAAGGTTGTTGAGGGCCAAATCACCCCGGATACAGCGTGCGGAAGCCGTTGCGCACCCGCGCCACGATGTCCGGATCGCCGTCGCGCCAGTATTTCGGATCGCGCATCAGCGCCTTGAGCTGGCCTTCGCTGAGCGGGCCGGAGCCACGCCCGCCGCGCAGGGGCTTCGGCTCATCCTCGTCAACCGCCAGCCCGGCCAGCTTCTCCAAGGCCAGCACGCCTTCATAGCTGGAGGCCATGGCGGCGTAGACATGCTGCGGCAGATTGTTGCGACCCCAGGCATCCAGCCGGGCGCAGGCCTGGGAACGCTTGGACGGATCGCC